CAAAAGCATATTCGGACATTCTATGCGATTCTCTCTGGCTAATAACAAGATTCCTATTTTGACTACGAAAAAGACCGCATGGAAGACCTGTTTGAAAGAGCTTTTGTGGTTTATTCGCGGCGAAACGGACAACAAATTGTTACAAGACCAGGGCGTTCATATTTGGGACGGCAACTCGTCTCGTAAATTTCTGGATTCGAGAGGGTTATATGACAATCCCGAAGGGATTCTTGGACCGATTTACGGAAGACAATGGCGCAATTTTAACGCACCTTACGATAATCAGAGTGGGAAGGCTACTGGTGAGGGTATAGATCAGCTACAACAAATCATTGACCAATTACAAGATCCAGAGTGGCGTTTTAGTCGACGCCTGATAATGACTGCTTGGAATCCGTGTCAGCTGGATGACATGGCGCTTCCTCCTTGTCATATTATGTGTCAATTTAATGTTCATGATGGTAACAAACTTAGCTGCGCTTTATACCAGAGATCATGTGATTTTTTTTTAGGAATTCCTTTCAATGTCGCATCATATTCCCTGCTAACACATCTCTTGGCAAAACACTGTGGATTAGAAGCATATGAATTTGTCCATTTTATGGGGAATGTTCATTTATATGAAAATGCGATTGATGCCGCTACTTTACAGATTGGTCGAGAGCCATTTCCGTTTCCAACTGTATCAATTGAGCAAGTTAGAGAAAATATTAATGATTATCAGGTTGAAGATTTTGTTGTAACCGGATATCAATATCATGAAGCAATAAAAGTTGAGATGGTTGCTTAAACTCTAAGAAAATTCATGTATATGCCATTGATTTTGACCTTATAATATTTAACATCGTGTTCGCAAATAAGAGTTGTCTCGTTGTATATTATAACTGGAGCAGTTTTATATTTTGTAGCCTCTTTATCATAGGCTTCTTTATACATATATTTTTCTCCATTGTAAAACCAACAAATTTTTAATAATTTTTCATTATTAATTCTTATGTCTTCTGTTTTTTTTTCAACATATACCTGTAAATTTTCTTCAATTTCCCAGTTGTATCTACCAGTATCACGAAGAGATTTGTCATTAAGACATGGTATATCTTTTGAGAAATAAATTTTATTATTGTATTTAATAATTGAATCATGATTTATTATTAACTTATCGCAATTATAACAACTATATTGTCGTTCTCCATTAATTCGATTCCAACCTAAATGCCTATTACAGTTACCATGACAACATTTTCTTTTATTCATTCCATTTGACCTTATTTTGTTGTTTCTACCATTATCTAATTTATATGCTCTATATAAATACTTTGTATCTTTATGCCAGTGAAGCTGCTCGCTTATAAACATGTAATTCACATCATCTACTGTAATAATTGTGTTGTCATAATCTTTTATAATTGTTGCCGTTTGTTTTTGTTGCTCTTCTTCTAGTTTTTGTTTTTCATAAGTTTTTTTCATAATATTAATAATTGAAAACTCATCAGGAACCGTTTCGACGACACTTCTCGATTTGTCGTCTGAATCGGACTCATCTTCTTCTGATTCGTCTTCTTCAGATTCTTTAGATTCTTCTGATTCATCGTCGTCTAAATTTGTAATTTCTTCTTCAACTTTAGATTCTAATATTATATTATTATCTTGTAATGTAATATCATTTTCTATTTCTAGTAAATTAAGCTTTAATTCTATCATGTTTTGAAGAGCATCATTGTATTTTTGTAATTTAACTATTTTATTGTTATTTAAAACAACCTGATTATTATAAGTCTCTGTTAACAATTTAATTTTCTCTTCTAATTCTACTTTATTTTTCTGATTTTCTTCGATTAATCCATTTATTATTAAAGTATTATTGAATAACTTTTTTTTATAATTGCCAATTTCATCGAATTCTTGAATTTTGTCACATGTATTTAGATCTACATTTGGTTGAGGTTCAGAAATATCTGTTATTGTTAGTTTCACATTATCTTCAACAATTGGTATTGGTATTGGTATTGGTATTGGCATTTCTATTTTATCGTCGGGTTTTTTATATATTTCACAAATCTCTTCATTTTTAATGAGATTAGAAAATCTAAATGAATTTACGGTGGTATAAACTGGTTTAAAATTATATTTTTTGTCAATTGTCATAACTTCACCATAATTATTTACATCTTGAACTACAAGTTGTCTCTTCAATTTGTCTATTTCTGTCTTTTTGTTTTGATAAGCACCCCATCCATTGGTTTGTGGTTTGTTCATTATTTAAATATATAGTATTGGTATTATATATTTATTATCTTTTTATTAATATATTCCTAAAGTTTCCTTAGGATTTGGTTTTAAAGAATTGCCTTAATATATATGTTTAGAAAATAATATTTACAATCAAATCAATTCCCAAATATTATAATCTTTTAGTGCGTAAAGAATTTAGAAACAATATAATAAAGAATACTATAAATTATGAGCGCAAATCGTTCTGTTCAAGCAGCACAAAGAAGAAGAGCTGGTCCTCCTGAGCCGGCGACCCCTAGCCGAGGACCTCAACCATCTATTAATTCGTCACAGATGTTTGCCGCCGGCGCGCAATCGCGTATGGGACCTGGTTCTGGTCAAGTTAGCGGCCGTCTTGCCGGGCAACAGGCGCAACAGAGTCAAAAACAAATGATGGAACAAATGAAGCAACAACAACAGCAACCTCAGTCGCAATCTGGTCTAGGCGGAATCAATAAAATGACACTTGCTCAGGCAATTACGCTAATTACTTTGCGTTTAGGCAAAGTGGAAACTCAGTTATTTCATAGTTTAGGATCTGGAACCGGATCTATGGAACAAGATGAAGATAATATTTTAGTTGATAAGAGCGTTATTCAGTCGCTTATTAGTAGAATTGATGCTTTAGAGAAGAAGCCGGCTTCTAGCACTACCGCTACATCTACCTCTTTAAATCAAGATATTGCTCTTCTAAAGCAACAATTTGACACTATTAAGCCCATTGTGGTTCAATCTAAGAACAATGGACAAGCATTAAAGCAGCAAGTAGATGCTTTGAAGACTGAACTCGCGGAGACAAAAGAGCTCCTAGTTGCTTTACAGAATTTAACTATGGATAATAGTAATAGAATCATGGCATTGAATAGCATTTATGGTGTAGAAGATGAAAATCTTATAGAAGAAGATCTTCTATGTGAAGAATTTGTAGAAGATGCCGAATCATATGAAAAAAATGGTGAAATAGTTGGCACCAATTTGAAGGAAATGATCGAGCAGGAATTTAATGCTTCAGCTTAAATAAAAATAAAATAAAATATATATTATTAAAGTTATAAATTAAAAGTAATAATATATAATAAAATATAAATAATGTCTGTATTAACATTAATCGATGAATCCTATTCATATGAAGTCTTATTTAGTAAAAATCACATTAAAACTAGTCAAATTATGGAAAAAATAAGACAGGGAAAAAATAATGAAATATTAGACGGATATATTCGAATAAATGATAAAGGTCTAGTAATTGATCCAAAATATTTAAAAAATTTCGCAAATCACCACACATATGAAATAATTTCAAATTACATGGACAAACTAATTATTCAGTTTTTAGAAACGAAATGTAATACTTTTAATATGTATATTAATTTACAATCATTATCTCTTGTTGATATAGAAAAGAATCTTACTTTTTTTAAAAACTTAGCCACACACTTTGCTATTAAATATCCAGACAGGTTAGATAAATGTTATATTTATAAAACGCCTATCATATTCGAAACTCTTTTTAAGGCAATGAAAAGTTTTATCGACAAAGTAACGTTAGCAAAAATATTTCTAGTGAAGGAAGATGAATAAATTATAAATATTGTTAGTTATAACAAAACATATTAGAACTAACAACATATATCAATATATTCCTATTAAACATGATTTTAACCATTGAAAATAAGGCCAAAATGGAAATGTTTGTCGCATTATTCCAGCTTCTTAAAAATTGGGGTTCCTATTTGAATCTACAATTTGAAAAAAATCGTTTATATATTCAGTCCATGGATAAGTCTCACATTTGTCTTTCTAGTATCAATATTTCTTCTACTTGGTTTTCTTCTTACTCGATTGAAGAGACAACTAACATATCATTAGATTCTACTAATTTCGCAATTATGATGTCTTATGCTCTTAAACATAGCAAAATGGAGATCAAGTTTGAAGAGGATGTGATTCCAGATCTTATATTCATCAATTTATCTTCTAATTCAGATACATTGTTAACCGAGCCAACCACAAAAGGCAAAAGTAAAAAGGTTAAAGAAGTTCAAAATAAGTTCGATCATTTTTTCGAATTGGGACTAATTGATGTTGAGCAAGATACTTTAGGCATTCCCATAGTCGATTATGATGTAGAGTTCTGTATAAAATCCGATACATTTGTAGAACTTATAAATGAACTAATGGTCTTTGGCACAAATCTGAATATTCTCTGTAGCGAAGATATCTTGGAATGTAATGCGAGCGGGGATACTGGCAAATTAAAGGTAAATATTCCAATTGATGACTTAATTGAATATGCGATTGCTGAAGGAGAGACACTGGATATATCTTATAGCTTGAATCATATTGGCAAGATGTGCTTATCTAACAAGTTGGGGCAATATGTTAGTTTGTCGATTAGTTCTGAATATCCAATGGAAATTAAATATGATTTAGGAGATGATAGTAGTGTTGCTTTTTATATTGCGCCTAAAATTTAAGGCATATAAAATAGTAACTACGTTTCCTTATGATCCTTCCTTTTTTAAAGAAACTTATGTGTCCTTAAAAAAGATAAAATCGAAACTTATGTATCCTTAAAAAAGGAAGGATCATAAGGAAACGTAGTTTCCTTAAAATTATATTATTATTTTTAATTAAATATGTTAGAAATAATAACTGGAATTTTTGTATTTTGTATTATATTGTTTTTTTATCTACACATTCAGTTTCATTTGAAGACCAGTGATGATCTGGAAATTTACGAAATAGATCAGGCATCCAAAGACAAAATGGAGGAAATATGTGATCTAAGGCAGCCTGTATTATTCGATTGTGATGAAGATATCAATAAAATTGTTGAAACAACTAACAAATCTGTATTGCTAGACAACTATCCGGTATTTGAAATCAAAATTCGTGATAATATTAGTTCAAGTGCTTCAGCAACAGCGGCTTCTTTAGAAGAAGAATTATATGTTCCATTACCACTTCACATAGCATGTAAATTATTTAAAGAAGATTCAAATTCCGCATATTTTAGTGAAAATAATATGGATTTTTTGACAGAAACCGGGGTCATCAAAAATATGACATATAACGATGAATTTTTGAGACCACGATTGGTTTCAAATTGTAATTACGATGTGATGTTTGGTTCAACTGGACTTGTGACGCCCTTTAGATATGAATTAAATTACCGCAATTATTTTGTCGTGACACAAGGTTCGTTATCTATTAAGATGACACCACCTAAAAGTGGCAGATATTTGTATCCAATAAATGATTATGAAAATTTCGAATTCCGATCTCCCATTAATCCGTGGAGTCCTCAGTCCAAATTCAAGGCCGACTTTGACAAGATTAAATGTCTAGAGATTGTTTTGAGTCCAGGAAAATTCCTCTTTATCCCTGCTTATTGGTGGTATTCATTTAAATTCTCCGAAAATACAAGTGTTAGTTGCTTTAGATACAGAACTTATATGAATAATATCGCAATCAGTCCTAGCATAGCCATGTATGCTTTACAGAACCAAAATGTGGAGCGCAAAATAGCCAAACAAATAGATCTAAAGTCGCCGACTAGTTTGCCTTTAGTAGTAGAAGAACCTGTAGTAGAAGAAACTTTGGCTGTGGCAGAAGACACTAATACGACTAATATCGCCGACATTCCGCTGGCTGATCATGAGATGGATGCGCCTACATCGCATGTAGGGAGCGAATTTGGCAAGACAATATCCATGTAGGGCGCATGTAGGGCAGTAATTGTTGGCGAATTGACCATTTCGGCAGCCATGTAGGGCGCCAATTTTATTTCATAAAACTTATGAAAAATATTTATATTCGTTTAAATTATATATGAGTGGATTATTAATTGTTGGATTATTATTTTTACTTACTTTTTTGATTGAAAAAACTACAAATTTGAAACCCACTATCAATTATAATAATAAATTTGAATACATACCTATAATAACAGCTAATATTTACGCTGACCTATTTATCATTTTTATTACTTTCTCGAAAATTTATATAAATATCAAATCTTTAGAAGGATGGTATAAAAAATATAGATTGTCTGCTATGATTGCCGATATATTGATCGGTGTTTTATATATATTATTAGGAAGATATGTAGTTTATAAAAGTGGTCTAGAGATTGGTCTCACGGCATTTGCCGGTATATGTGTATTCATTCAAATAATCCTTGACTTTTTATTTTATATATTTTTTACTATTATTCCTAAAGGCTCAAATGATATGTTAGATTATTTTAAAGGTTATTCAAAAGAAGCGGGAGCCGGTGCTTTATTAGGAGATAGTGTTCTAGTAATCATGGCTGTTATAATGAGTGCTTTATTAAACAAAGCAAGTTATGATACTAATATAGTGTTTTTAATTATGAGTATTTATTTGACGCCTTATTTTATTTATATGAAAGATTAATAGGTATTTAAAATGTTAAAATTGTAAAACAAGTTAAAGACTATTTACTATACTATATATCCATTTGTTATCTTTGTTATCTTCTATTATGACAACACTATATAAAATCATTATCGATAATCGCAATTATTCAAATTGGTCCGTTTTGAATGCGACTACCCTAGAACCAGTTTCCGTTCATCTTGAAGGCAATCCTCTTCAACATAAACTATTTACTGGCGATGTTTTCGCTTTTAAACAGGATGATG